AGACAACCCTTATTGAGAATGGTTCCCATTAAGCGGTGATGATGCACCCGACACGCCGTGTGTATTTGACATGTGTTGTGTGGTGTGGTACGCGGAAGTGCGCACGGTGAAACGGTGCGGTTGTGGTGTGTCGTGTTTTGCGGTGTGGTATTATTGGGGTATCGGTTTCGATGAAAGGAAAAATAAAATGATTAATTTTAATGCTTATGTTATTGAACTTGAAGAGGATACTTGGTACAAAGTGTCTATCGAAGATGTGCTTACGACTACTGTTCGTGACAATGGTTATTTTGATGATACCGTTATTACGTTCGAGTCTGCACTTGCAACGGTGTTTGAGTAAAAAGGGACGTCGTTGTCGTAAGTATGTTATTTCGGTTGATAACGGCGACGATTGATATAATTAAAGTCGGTAAAAGTATACCCGATGTGTTTTCACATCGGGTATTTTTATGCGTTAATGTGGTGTTTTATGCGCTAATGCTGTGTGTTGCTGTGCAGTATATTTCTGTGTTGTTTGGTATTGCGCTTGTGCATGCTATTATTCCTCGATGTGCGGTGTTGGTTGACGCGTATAGTGTTCCGTTAAAGTAGTTTGAGGTTATGCTGTAGTTGTTTACTGTTGATAGTCCGTAGCATGTGGCGATTATTCCGTCGTATGCTGCGTGATTGTTTACTACCTTAAATTGGCAGTTGAACGTGTATATTCCGTTATTGCATACTGATTCGCTGTTTAGTATTTGGCCGTGATTGTCTGTGCCTGTTACGTGGGCTTTCCAGTTGTTGTGAATGCTGTTGCGGGTGAACAGTGATTCAGCGAACAATCGTAGCAGTTGTTTTTGTCCGTTGTCGTTTGGATGTATTGCGTCCATTGAATTGCTGCTAGTGGATGCCCAGTCTTCGCGTCCGTTGAGCCATTCCCATGCGTATTGTATTTCGTGTATGTTTGGGGTTTGCGCTATTCCTTCCTCTATTGCGTTTAGTGTTTGTGGTATGTTTGCGTGGTAACGGAACATACCGTTTACGCCTAGAACGACGGGTGCGACATGTATTTCTGCGTTTGGAAAATTAGTGAGCGCGTATTTTAGTGTGTTTTTGACTGCGTTTGTAATGGCGGTCGTTGTTTGTAGTTTATCGTTTGCACCGCCTGCGATAATTATATGTGTTATTTCCGTTTTGTTAGTCACCGCTTGTAGCTGTGACATAAAAGTCGGTTCGTTTACGTATCCCGCATTGTTTTGCGACATGTTCTGTACGGTGTTCGCGCCTATGTATGATTTGAATTGGTTTGCCCATGACATTGCTAGGCTTGATGCGCCGGTTCCGTAGCTGATCGAGTCGCCTATGATCGCGATATTTGTGTATGTTTTTCGTTTTAATTCTATGTTTGAATATATGCCATCTATTTTTTGTACGGTATTGTATAAGTCGGTTGCGTCGCTAACGCTGTTCGCGTGCAGCGCGGTTAGGTTTGCATTTATTGCGGTTAGGTCTGCATTTATCGCGGTAACGGCTGTTTTATTGGTTTGCGCTAAGTTTAACGCATTGTCTGCGGTTGTGTTAGTGTTGTCTATTTTGTTTTTAAGCTGTGTTGCGGTTGCGGTGTCGGTCACGCCTAACGCGGTTAGATTTTTGTTGTTGTTTTGCGCTGTTTCTAAAGCCTGAGTTGCTTTACCGCCCGCAGTGTTTGCGTTACTGTTGATTTTGTATAAATTATCGTCGATAATATCCATTGACACGTTGTATTGATCGTTGAGGTTGGCCGCGTCGCCGGTTTGATATTTTTCGAGATTGAAGTTGGTTGTGTAGTCGGTCATGTTAGTTGTCCTTTCGGAGGTTTGTTGGATGATTTATTTCTTCCTGTACTTTTAGTTGATGGATTACGCGGTCTAGTGTGCGCATTGCCGCGTTGTACCCGTCGCGTAGATCGGCTAGATCGCCGGTTTCGTATAGTGGCAGATGATAAAACGGTGTTTGTGATGCCATGAGTGTACGCCTTTACTCGGTTGGGGGAATTGGATAACCCTCTGCGGTTTTTTTGAGGGTACTAAGGTCAGTGACGGTGAATATTTCCGTGCCGGTACGGTTTAATATGTGGTTGAGAGTGGTGCCAAGTGTTTTCGCGTTACTTCCTGTCAGGCCTAGCGCGTTGATGAATGCTGCTAGTCCATCCGGCAACACGTTGTTGTTCAACGCTAAGTCTGCTTTATCGCTGACACTTTTTATTGCCGCGTCGATTTTATCCATTGACCCGTTGTATTGGTCAAGTAGATTTGCGGAATTTCCAGCTTCGTATTTTTCCAGCGCGTAATTTGTAGTGTTAACCATGATTTACCCTTTCATGCTAACGGTGGATATTGTTCACCGGTTGTCGGATTAGTGACGCGTGGCGTGGTATCGTCGAATATGGTAAGGTTGCCGATTGCGGGCGTTTCGTCGGTACGGTGTACGGTGTTTGTGATGCCATGAGTGTACGCCTTTACTCGGTTGGGGGAATTGGATAACCCTCTGCGGTTTTTTTGAGGGTACTAAGGTCAGTGACGGTGAATATTTCCGTGCCGGTACGGTTTAATATGTGGTTGAGAGTGGTGCCAAGTGTTTTCGCGTTACTTCCTGTCAGGCCTAGCGCGTTGATGAATGCTGCTAGTCCATCCGGCAACACGTTGTTGTTCAACGCTAAGTCTGCTTTATCGCTGACACTTTTTATTGCCGCGTCGATTTTATCCATTGACCCGTTGTATTGGTCAAGTAGATTTGCGGAATTTCCAGCTTCGTATTTTTCCAGCGCGTAATTTGTAGTGTTAACCATGATTTACCCTTTCATGCTAACGGTGGATATTGTTCACCGGTTGTCGGATTAGTGACGCGTGGCGTGGTATCGTCGAATATGGTAAGGTTGCCGATTGCGGGCGTTTCGTCGGTACGGTGTTCGGCTAGTTTACCGGTGTTAATATCGGCTATTTGCGTGACACGCGCGCCATACACCGCTAGTTCGCGATACAAATCACGAAGCGCGGTTTTACTGTCAGTGTATTCGCCTTTTGTGACGTTCCATACTAGCTGTGTGTTTCCTATGTGTTCGATTTGTTCTTGCAGTTGTGCTATGGCAACGGCATAATCGTTTATGTTCGCTTCAATGTTTTTTATTCTTGTATCGTAGTCTTTCAATGTTTTGTTTATGTCGGTCACGATTTCGTCAAGATATGCCGTTATGTGGTCGATTTCGCATGCAATGTGCTTTATGATTTCCTCTTGGCTTTTAGCGTTCCAATAGAACGCGGGTATGGCGGGCGTGTACGGCCATACCGAGAAAAACGGGAGTAGTGGGAACATGTGCATTATCCTTTCAGTAATTGTTTATGTTGATCGTCCATAATGGACTAAAACATGTTTCAAGGTGATCGAGCAGCATTACATCTATATCGACGTAATCGCCGTTTCTTATGCGATTGACTTTGTCCATGAAATCACCGTTTGCGATAGTCTCGTATTGATTATCGGTCGCGTTGCTTGCGTAGTCTTGGTTTTCGGCTAGCTGTGTTGCGGGGAAATCACTGTAGACGGTTCGCATTTTGTGCCATATATCGCTATCGCTGAGAATTATATCGGGATTATTGCTTACAAGCGCATAGAGCGGGTGTAATACCGGCATGATCTCTTGTATGAGACGCATAAAGTGCCGTCGCCATCTTGACGGTGGCATAACGCCTAGTTCCCGATCAAAAAAACGGTTTTCGATTTTCTTGCAGCAGCGCGTGTATTGCGTGTCATCATAGGCGACGTTCCGCCATGACCATGCGGTGTTATCCCAGTCAACACCGCCCGGCACGTCGAGTAGTTCGCCAAACGTGTACGTCATCACGCCATGAAAATCGTCGCGCGATTCGCATGGCTGATAATGGTTTATGTCATTCTGCATTGTCATCGTCGTTCATTCTTTCCACGTCCGTCAAGTAAGCGTAGTTGCGAGATACATTGTCTTCATTCCACACAACCTGTATCGGTTCCTTGAGGTATTTTCTAAATCTTGTGTTGAGGATATCGCACGCGGCACGTCGTTCCTCCAATTCGCTGAGCGCGCGCAGATCAGTCGGCTCGCCATAGTCGTTGATTTCGTCGGCGGTCTGCCGTTCCATTTTCAACGGCAGATTTTTAATGCCCAACGATTGGTAGAAGGCGTTCCAAGTGTTCTGTATATCGTTCTGTAATTCCATGCCGATGTATTCGACGTTGGTTTTCAGCACGTTCGCTTTCATCGAATCGGTGAAGCCGGGTGTCGCCATGATTGCCATTTCACCGCCTGAGATTTGCTTGATAACGTTAATGCCCGCCGTTTGTTGTCCGGCTGGAACCTCAAGGATGAACGGTGTTTTTTGGTTGAAACGGTTCTGTCTTCGCGTCATGTATAAATCTTCGATTTCATGCGCAAAAAATTCAATCGTCGGAATGAGTGGTGTGCGAGCGCGGTTAGCGTAGATGAAAACACCGTTAGAATTGTTAACCGGAAAACGCCAACCGTTAATACCGTAACTATCCCATTTCTTCGGCTTGTAATACACGTTGAAATTCGAGGTAGTCACCGCTTGCGTGCTGAAAAACACACCCGGTTTGCTATGCGGAAACGCGATCGTAGCGTAACCGAAATACAATAGATTGTATTCGAGAAACCACGCGTCGCATGTTTTCGGCAGATTCAACCACTTAAACCTTGACAGCGCAATATTTAACATTTGCGAATACGCCATCGAATACGCTTGCGAGTTGAGCGCTTGCGATTGCTGCCACACCGGTGCGCCACGTTCGCCCATTTCCGCACGAGTCAACGATCTTTTATGCGTGCGTTTACGTCCCATACTTCCTACCTTTATAGATTGTCGTGCGTGAAGTCGCCGCCGACTTCCTCGGGTTTCGTCCATATTGTAACACCGTTGCTGAAAATATCCCTGATCGTCTGCAATTGCTCGTTTTGCGCAAATGGACAGATAACCCATATGTCCGCGCATTGCCAATACGCGAAATGCTTGCAAGGTGTCAACGACGGACGGCTGTAAAGTTTGTTGCTTGCGATACCATAGCGCAGCATGTAATCGCCCGCCGCAGCTATCGCGCCGTTGTCTTCGGTGACGATTTTCACAGTCATGGTGTCAAGCCCCGTAGCCTGTCTGAAATTGTCGCCGCCATACGCTCCCACGGGCTGCGCGGCATGGTTGAGTAAGTCGCGCCACGCAGCGTTAACATTGGAACGCGTGTTTACCATGACACGTTTGGCATTATCCACACTCTGATTACGCGACGCGGCAGCGTTCGCGTTCGCCGTGGCGACGCTTGCGCTTGTTATTGTCGTATTGGCTGCGTTAGACGCATTAGCGTTATCGGTGTTGAGCTGATTGGAACGTTTCGTGCTATCCGTGGCGTAGCTTTTTGCCTGTGCAATAAGTCCCGCATTGCATTCCAGCGCGTTGCTTGCTTTTTTGGATGCAGCGTCGCTTGACGCGGTGTACACAAGTTGGTTGTTGGTCAGCGCGATCGCCGCGTTGTAGCTTGACGTGCCGACACCTATCACACCGGAACTAATCCCCGCTGCCGCGCCGATCACCGCGGGGAGCGCGGCACCGCCTGTAGCCGCGCTTGCTGCCAGCCCCGCGCCAACCGATATTGCGCTTGTGGCGAGGCTACCAAGGCTTGAAGTGACGTTGGTCATTGCTGCTTGTTCTTGCCCGGTGACATATGACGCGGTTGCGACTGCCAAGTCTTCCGATAGATCGGCGTTTATCTTTGTGTTTTGATATTTCTGTTCGTTGTCTAGTTTGGTATTTCCGCGCGCTGTTATGTCCGTCGCTGCTTGATTTGCATTAGCTGTTGTCGTGTTGCGCAATTCGTTTGCGGTTGCGGTGTTCGCAACGCTTGTTTGTCCTGTGCGCGCGGTGTTGTCACGGCTAACGTTGGCTATACGCGCGCCGTTTTCGTACGATATAATGGCGTTTTCGCGTGCTTGCGCAACTTCGCGGTTGTATGCGTCGGCGCGGTGCGCGTCGATCGCGCGACGTTGCAGTGCGTAAGTCGGTATGTCGTGCGATATGAGTGTTTTGAGCACGTCCGCGTTCGGCACGTCGGCGGTGATGCTAGTTCCGTTCATGGCGTCAATGCTGATAGCCGTATTGCCATCGCTGCCTATTCCGTCAAGCCATGCGATTTGTCGCAATATCGGATAGCTGAGGGACGTGATAGTCTGCACCGAGAGTCGCCCGCAGTCGGCTATTTCCACACGGCTTTTATTACCGAGATTGTCGGATATTTCGAGGTGCGCGTAGGGTGCAAGATACAGTCGTGTTATTTTGGCGTATTCATTGGCGTAACCAAAATCGTTGATTGTCAAATTAATATCGGATATTTTCGTACGAGCACCGCTGACTGTATGCCATTCGACGCCATTCACATTTACGCTGCTGTTAAACCGCAACATGTTTGCGGTGGCGACGAACGCCGCTGTGATCTGTGACATGATATGTGGATAATACGCGAAAAGCGTGTCGAAATAATCGCATGATATTTTGGACGTTTCGAGCGCATACATGCTTACGTTGCTTGCAGTGAGATTATCGATCGTATTGTATGATGTGCCCGCGCCGGTGACGTTTGACGTGGAAATGTTTCCGGCACCCCACGAAAAATTCATTACCGTGCCATCGGCATTACTGTATGTCGAATCGCTGTCCGCAATGTTCGTACCACGCATGCCGCTCATGGTTTGCAATTGTTCAGGCGAAAACGTTGCGGCCAAACAGATGTATCTTGTGCCGTTTTGCAGATTAAACGGCGTGCTTTTTCTGATATTCGACGCGGCGTTGCCATAGTCAACGTCGGGCAGCGTGAAATCACGACAATTCGCGCGCGGGTTTTTCAGCAGTTCTTGCGGTGCCATTTCCGTCAACGGCGCGTGCCCGCGTGTCAACACCATTCCGTTAATTGTGGTGCTGTTGATATAGTCCGTCCATACGTCGCGCATAAGCGTGCATGTTGTCGTGTTCGGCGCTTCCGCGCGTACGGAAGCGATGAAAAAATGATAACGTGTCTGCACGTCGGTTTTCTGATACGGCGTATTGACAATATCATGTGAAAAATCAACGACAATGTAATTATATTGTTGTACTGTCATGTAAGGCACGGGCAATTTTATGCCGTCCGTGTCGGCGCGTGCAATGTACATGTTCGTGGTCAGTTTGACGGTTTCGCCGTCCAGTTTGTCAAACCACGTGTCGCGTGCGACGTTATCGGGGAATTTAACGACATCGTGGTAGTCATCGTACCAATTCACATGACACAACTTGATCACCGTGTTTGGCGTCCAAACATTGTAATCGAAAACGTTGCGGTACTGACTGTACACGCGCGTATCCGTATCGGGGAACGTCGTTGCGTTTTGCAAATGTGGGAAGTCCATTTTCACACCCTTTCTTATATGAAAAATGAGTGGCGCTTCACATGAAGCACCACTCATTTTATACCATAGTCGATTCAGACTATTCGACGGTAAACGTGCATGTTGCGGAATGTTCCGTAGTCTCACCGTTCGGATTGACATACGTGGCGGTGCCCGTCACGGTAATGACATCACCGGCCACAAGCCCGTCACGCTGGACATGCAAGCGCGCTTGGTCATCCACGAACGTATTGACGTTGAGATCGAACGCCGCACCGTGCGTGTCATCGCCGCTTGCGGCATGGTTCGCCGCAACCTCGTACGTCGCCGCGTTCGGTGCCACCTGAATGGCGGTGCCGGTTGGCGCGACGGTGGCGGTAAGCTTCGGTGTGAGCTGCATAAGATCGCCCGCCTTGACGGTGCCTGTAGTCGGTGTCAGCGTGAAGCCGGTCACGGTCTGAGTCACAACCTTGATGGATGTGCCCGCATCGGTGGTGAACAAGGCGCACGGCGTAAACGGCGATACGCCATAAATGCCCCAGTGATTCAAGTACAACGTGTTGGAAACAGTTTGTGGGTTGTAGAACTGCGTAGTGCCATACATGGTGTCTCGCACCTGATACCAATCGGTCGATACAAGCAACGCCACAGCACCGTCGATACCAAGCGACGGCACCTGAATGATACGATACGGTACGTCGGCCTTGTCCAGCTGGAACACGGCGGATAACGCGTCAACGTCGAGCGAAGCGAGATATTCCGGCTCGATCAGCAACACCATTTGCTGCGGGTTGGCGTACGCCGGAATGTCGGTGACATTCAACGCATTGTACTGCGTTGACGGGAACTGCATGCGTCCGGCGGTCGCACGCAATGCCTTAAGCAACGTCTTGGCGGTGGTTTGGTCGCTCGGCACCGCATCGAGATGCACTTTGTAGAAGCCAAGATTCTGTTCGTAATGACGAATCAGCGCAAGCATGATATTCATTTCATCGTAATTGTCACTGTTGCGTGGCGTTTCCATAATCTGCGCTACGAAACGATTCAAGCCAAAATCATCCACGAAAGCCTGGCGCAATTCGTCATCAGTCCATGAAATCGGGTATTGGTCACGGCGATTCAGTTCATAGAACCACACTGCCGCTTCGGGCCGGTGCATTTTCAGCAAATCTTCCGCGTCATCCTTGTACCCGTGCGCCTTAATCCACTTGACTGCGATTTCCTGTACAGTCGAACCCCAGTACAAGTTTTCCTTTTTGAAAATCGACAACGGGTTTTCAAACGGCGCGTTCTGCGCCATTACGGTCAGTCCGATACGATTGACCATGTTCCAAACACAATCGTTCAAATATTGACGGTTCATCGGGTCGAACAAGTAGCGCATGGTGTTCGCCACGCCTGTCTGTGTCGCGCTCGGAATACGCTGCTGATAATCGTCGGTACCCTTGGTACGCACCTTATCCAAAATTGTCGCATTGTCTACAGCCATAATATTTTTCTCCTATCGATTAAAGCGTGTAGTCGAGATTTTCCAAGTCTTCCGCCGCCGCTTGCGCGATTGCTTCCGCAGCGTCATCGTCGTTTTCCTTGACTGTTGCGCCGTTTTCAACCATTTGCGCAACGGAGTCGGTGAAATTGTCATATATGCCGTCGATTCGTTCGCTGATTGCGTTCGTGCGATCGCTTAACTCGCTAACCTTGTCAAGCACGTCGCGCAGCATGTCGCGCAAATCATCAAATTCGCCCGCGCGGTGCGCTTCGTTTTCCGTAAGGTCATCGCGTTCGGCGGTGTCCCTTTCCTCAAGGGTTTCGTCATCCATTATTTTTCCTTTCATATATGAAAAAGTCGTGCCGGCGAACGAATACCGAACCGACACGACTTAAGAATAGCATACGTGCAACATGATTCACAACGATGGACGGCGCGCTTTCCCTTCACGGCCATATCATTGGCGGAGTCAACCGTGGTTATCAATGATAATGTTTTATCGCCTTCGTTACGGCACCTTGCGTATGCCGTGGTTATTTTACACCGAAATTTCTGAGCATTGCAATTACAGCGTGTTGCGTTTCCACCGTGTCATAACGTAGGTATCCTAATGCATAATATGACGTAAGATTTCTAATCAAGTCCTTTGCCACATTTGCCGTAAGGTAATTAAGTTTATTATCATCCGTCGTGATCGCGAAATATGGCACATGTGCGCCCGCATCATATTTTGAGGATGCAAAAACGTAGCCGCAACGTAGATCAACATAAACGCCATACTCGCGCCGCAACCAACGGAAGACATACGTAAGTTTAGCGTGTTTGTGCGGTTTTTCAAGAAAATCAGTGTTATAGTGCTTGAATTTGTTTTTAGCGGTGACATTATCGTTATTTTTCATCATGCGCCCCGCGACTGTGTTTTTCGTTTTCTGTTCAGCGTATTTATCATCTTCAACATAATCGAAAATACACGTTTTACCGTCAAGCCATTGCAAACCAAACTCAGGCTCTAAGGGCACGTCATAATGTTCAAAATACGGATTATATGCGTCGCACGCATTACCTAACAAAAAGATTCGCGGTTTACGCAGCTTACGATCATCGGCGCGTTCACGCGTTACGGTGTCTACAAGATTCGCCAATTGTTCATATTCGTTGCGCAAATAATGGTGGTATACATCGTCGGGGTCTATAATAATTTCGTCCATGCAAATGTTACGTACATTAACATATGTGCTTTTTTTCTTCTGCTGCTGTAATGATAATGGGATGAAATATCCACATGTCCGCCAATTTTTATCGCCATTACGACGTATTTCAGCTACCTTGTTATGTACTCTAAAATCGTAGTCGGGAAAAATATTATCTTCTATTATCCTGTCAAAATATTTTGCCGCCACGTCGTTATTTTCCTCTCGGTACCGTGTGACTTCAACAAAACAGATATTGTTTTTAATATAATCCTCTAACATGTACCGGCGCACGCCGTACGTTTTACCGAGACCACGCGCGCCAATTATAAGATTTACGTCGGCGTCGCGCGGCAATATCTGTGTTCTAAGCCGATCATAATAATATTTCGCCATCAATACTCACAATCATAGGTTTGCCGTCCCGCATAATAAGTTCGCGGAGTGTTGTTTCCGCATTCCTATTATACGTGTTTCGTATGTATGTCAGATTCTCGCCGTTAGCTTGCTTGTCCGATTCGCCTAGCCATCTGCCGGACGGATACAATGCTATCGCTTCCGGCGCGTCAACATGATATGTCGCGCCCTGATAATCGGTGACGGTGCCGACGTACCTGTCCCATACATGCGGGCGGTTACGTTGCAACGTGTGGCAAATCTCATAATCTACCAATACGTCATAACCGAGCGATATTTGTACGGTTTCCGCGAAACCGTGCCCCGCATGCATGAGATCGGCTATAAAATCTTCAATGGTGTACGCACCGTCCGGCCGTGGGAGTCCGGCGCAAGTGACATGCACGCGCCCGTTTTTGTCCAAACTAACGCGTGCTTTGTTCCACATTTCCATATGTTCGACATAACGCGTGACACCGCCACAGTCCTCAACCTCGAATTTTCCGATATGGTCTAGCGTTGACGCCATGTCGGACGCGGTGTTTCGGACGCGTCGCATGGTGCGGTTGATCGCGTTTTCGATCGCGTTGTGCAGCGGTTTGAGCGCAGCCAGTAATTCCGCGTCGCTCACATCGTCATCGCAACTGATTTTCAGACTATCGGTATCGCCGCCCGTAACCGTTACGCGTGCGCCGAAATGACGGTATATCAGCATCATGGCTATCAAGAGGTGCATTCTGCTACCCGCTACGATTCGCATTCCGTACGTGTATAGGACGCGTGGTGTTTTCGGACGTTTTTCAATGAAATTCTCGGGAGTGCATACCGTGGTCTTATCGACTTCAAGTTCGCCGTTTTCCGTCACGCGATAATCCGCTTTCATAACGTCTTGTGCCTGTGTGCCGTATATGCCATTAAATTGCCCCTTAACAGTTGAACCGTAATAGGATTGCAGAAATTTCATACTTAATTCACCTGTCTTCGCATCATGCGCGATGCCCTCCGGTATCGATTCGGGAATATCCCCCGCGTATGGCACGCCCTCGCTGTACCTCTTGATAAGGTTTTTCACATCTGTTTTACGTGCAAAAAGCATGTTTGATTGTAGGGTTACGTAATCCGGTGGAACAATCGTCTTAGTGGTTGCTTCACCGTGCAATACATGCATTTCGTCAAATTCGTACACTTGCGCCACATTCCACAATTCAATCTCATTGACATGTAATATGCATTCGTCCGCGCGATACAATTTACCGAAAGCGTACGTCGGGTTAACAGCACTATCAACGTATCCGTGTGATCTGACACTGTTTTCTTGCGTTTTCGCGCGTTCGTTGTTGCTGTAATCGGTGTCCGCTTGCAACGTTTTCACAAACTTTGACCGTGGGCATATTGCAATCCCCCATGTGTCAAAACATGTGTTTTTACGTAATCTGAGATTCGTAAATCTCACCGCAGCATGCAATCCCGTAAGAAACGGATCATCATAATTCGACAACACGGTGTCAAGCGGTGTGCTAACGATACGTTCGCATGCGATTTGCAGAATATCCGTAGGCGCTGTAGCGAATTTCACCGGCAGCCGTCGCCCGTTAATGAATGCGTGATGCATCGACGTGACATCCAAGGACGCGACGTTATCCACGACAACACTAGCGGTTTTAGCGCTCGTAAACGTCAAACCGCCACGGAAACATGCCTTACGCAGCGCGTAAGATTCGTAATCTTTCGGAAATTCCTGATTGCACGTCATCTCGAAAGCGCGTTGCAATGTGATTTTCTTGCCACCTTGCAACGTGACTCGCCGCCCGCCGATCTCACGGCGTGCCATCTGCCGCACAAGCGACGTCTTGGTAAGCACGCGACACCCCAGCATATCAGGCGTAAGCCAATGATTCGCACGCAAAAGCCATTGCAGATATTGCGGAATTACCTGTACGTCACGCCGCGCGTAAAACAATTCTTCCTCGGTCAACGGAGTTTCGGGCGTGCGCACAAGCGAGTAATCCCAGTCGCCCACCGCTTTCGGGAGACCACATGTCTCGCCCATCGCGCGCAGTCCGCCCATTTCAAGATAGAACGTATCCCAAAAGCGACACACCACGGTATCGTTCACAAGCAGATCGAGCGTGTACACGCTTGTGGCGGTTTGCGCGTTGGCCTTAATCGTGTACGTCTGCGCCAATTCCAGCATGAGAGTTTGCATGTCGAACATGAGGTTATAAGCTGCGATGATCGGAACATAGCCGTGCGCGCGCCCATATTCGATAAGATCGTCAATGTATGTCAGCGCTTCGGACGTGTGCCGGTAAAACCGTACATCGTCCGTATCGGGAGTGTACGATTCCAGTGGCGTATTACGCAAATCGTTGAAAATGTATAATATCGGGTATGCGCGTGTTTCGGCACCTTCGCCAATGTTCGTTGTTTCGGTGTCGAATATCGCCGCTACCTTAAATTCCTTGCGTTCTTTCATCGTATTACGTCGGGTGAAACCGCTAATAGCCATATCGGGCTTCCACCGTCAACGTCCGTATAATCCTCTAATTCGCCTGTGTGCATTTTCATGTTTTTGGCATATTCCAACGCTTTTTCATTTCGTTGCATGATAGTATCAAAAAGCTCACTGAGCGAATCGGCGTCGTATGCTTTCATGATAGCTTCAAGCCGTTTGTTCGGCGGAACGTTCGATTTCTGCCATATGTTTTGTGTGTATCGCCAAAACACCTTGACTTTTTCCCGCCCGAGATCACCCAACGCGCTCGGCATTCCCTTGGATGCCATACGCATTTCCTCACGAAAAATGTTGAACGAACGCGCGCGCTCCCTCGCACGCCCTTTACCACCACGCACGCCGCTCACCTGTTGCACGAGCTTATCGGCAGTTTCGTTCGCACGCTGATACAGTTCATTCCGCATACCGCTATTACGGACACGGCCAACATACGTGTTTTTTAACTGCGTTTCAAGCCGTTGTATGTAAGCGCGCCGTGCGTTCGCTTCGCTTTCAGGCATGGTGCCGGTAATGCTTTTTTTCAGACTGTTGATAGCGCGACGTACGCGCTTGCGTTTCGCGGTCAATACATCCGCTTGTTTATACGCTCTAGGCATGTTCACCACTTTATAAAAAAAGTGCCATAGCATATGTATGGCACTTTTGTTTCATTCCGAACTACTTGATTTCAAGCGATTTCGTGGAACGGCCACCGCCCAGCGGTGTCTGCTTGACCGCAACAGTGATGCCATCCGGCGCGTTGAAATCGGGGAACATATCGTAGATATCCAACACACTGCGGTAGATACCCTGTGACTGACTGAAATACGTGTTGCCGTCCTTTCCAAAAAGATAGACGTTCGCGCATTTCTGTCCAGTCTGAGAACGCACGCCCGGTGCGATATAGGCACCCACAACCGTCAACGGTTCCGCACCACGTCCGTTCAGCGACAACGCGCTATTACGTGCGTTGACGATCGCGCGCTTGCCCTCAAACGTGCTGTTGTCCATCGTGCAAATATAACGATAGTTAGCAGCAATGTTCTGTGCGGTTTCGTTCGCGGTGGTGTCGTTCATCTGTTCGTTTTCCTCGTTCATTTCAGTTCCTTTCAGAATTCAATATCTTTATCGTTGTCGTTGTCGTTGTCAACGTCGGGGCCGGTTACGTCAGTTGCGACACGTTCCGCGTGCTCAATGAACGTATCAACGTCCATGATATACATGTTCTTGTTTACGGTGATGTCATCAACCAAGATATTAACAATACCGGCATCCATAAGCACTTTGACGGCCATTTCAACGTTACGAACGTTTCCGTGAGTGTGGAACGTCTGTTCCACGCCGTCCTTATCATAATAGTTTATGGTGCTATCAGCGATTACCTTACGTATCTTTCGCATGTTTGTTATCCTTTGTATCTGTTTATGTCAACCATTTTGGCGACATAAATATTTATAGCACAAAAATCGGCGTGCGCAAAAAACGACACGCCGATTATTGATATTGATTCTCAATAACGCAAAATCTGCCCCGGATAAATCAAGCTCGGGTTAGACAAACCATTAAGCGACGCGACACGCGCCCAATCACCGCCGAAAATCAACCACAAAGACTCACCGGACGCAACCGTATGCGTGCGCGCCACATTCGACTGCGCAGCCCCGCCATAGCACACGGTTTCACCCGGATAAATCACAGCCGGATTACCCGACACGTACCCGTGCCACGACTGCCACGGCAACAGTCCAGTACGCTCAGCAATGCCCGACAACGTGTCACCCGACATGACCACCACGCAAACAGACCGCGCGACATTGCCACCGGTATTCGTTTCCGACGCTGACACATTCGCACCGTCGCCATGCGCGTATGCATCCCACTGCCACCGTTCGCCACGGAAATAATTCAAGTCCAATCGTCCGGCATACCCCGACACATATCCATTCGACGTATACTGCCGCATGGCTTCACCATACGCACCATACAACCACGGCGTTTCCTGATAACCGGTGACAGCCATTGACGCATATTGCGCAACCCACACGCCACAATGTTCCCGCACGAACGAAGTAAGCTGCCCCAGCGCGGACGCCTGAACATAGACGATCGGCCACACCTGTGTGCGATCATGCACATGCCGAACCCACGTTTCAACCCACGCGCCGTTACCAAACTGCGGATTATCCTGAGATTCCCAGTCCAAAACAAGCACCGCATTACCGACGTACCCGCGCACATTATCTATGAAAAAGTCAGCTTCCGCGTTCGCGTCACGTCCCATCGCGTAATGATACACACCGATACTCTTGCCACTATTCGTTGCGCGCCCGAGCTGATAGTTCGCAGCCTGATTCACGCCATTGGTCAAACACACATTGTTGAAACCGCCTACGCCCCATGTGGCACCCGCTACAATAAAATCAGCGTCAACCGCTCCCGTGTCAATATCACACTGCCAATTGCTCACGTCAACACCGCGCATATCCGCATTAGCCGAAGGTGCAACAGTCAACATTAAGGCACAAACACAAGCTAACGCGCTACGCCATATTCGAGACATCACTATCCCCCTTGTTATCCTTAAGCAATACAATAAGTTCTTCCGTCAACACATTATTCTTTGTCATCAAATCATTAAAATCACTAAACGTCGTGGCGATAAACCACGCCATGCCACAGCACGCAACAATCGGAAAACCAACACTCCCGACAACGGTTACAATCGAACTAATATCCATCAAAACACCTCACAAATAAAAGGTCATGACACATCAAACGACATGCCATGACACAATATATCACAATCGCGTAGCCTATCCGGGAATTGAACCCGGCACGCACATTTTATAAGAATGCCGCTCTAACCACTGAGCTAATAGGCCATCACCACACCTCACCCCGTTCACAATCCCCGCCGCATCAAATCAACAATATCACGACAACACGCAAACACATAATCAGATACAGTCGAATCACATTTAAGCGGCTTCGTACTCACGCCGACAACCTTAGTACGACGTTCACCACGAACCCTATAACCCCTAACAAAATCACAACTATTACGCTTACAATACACGATCAATCCCCTTTCGTAATCACCGATTAATCCGATACCCCAAACATACCGTACCCGGAACGTAAAACACTCCATCGTCAAGCACATCCTTAAGCCCATATGCATCAATGCAATCGACAAACCGAGTTTCTATTAAACAATCGGATGCAATATCAACAAAATACACAAGTACATCATAAATACTGTTCACGTTAAAATCGATTGAATTAGACAATGCTTCAAGATTCATGAAACTCATTTTAATCACTCCTATTTTCAATTATGCATTAAAAGATATTATAAACAATACCGTCACAATTACAGCATAAATAGTAATAACAATAAGCATAAATAGTAATAACAATAAGCATAAATTTTTTCCTTTCATCGAAACCGATACCCCAATAATACCACACCGCAAAACACGACACACCACAACCGCACCGTTTCACCGTGCGCACTTCCGCGTACCACACCACACAACACATGTCAAATACACACGGCGTGTCGGGTGCATCATCACCGCTTAATGGGAACCATTCTCAATAAGGGTTGTCT